CCACTAGGTCCTTTAGTTAGACACGGTGATCATCAGTGGGGTGACGTTGTTCGTTGGTCTTTAAACACTATGATTATTGCTGAAGAATTTAACATTACAACAGCTAATGTTGATAGCAATAAAGGTTCAAATATTCCTGAAGTACTAAGAATTCTTGGTGTTGAAGGTGGTTACGGTGAAATGTTAGAATTGAGCAATGACTTTGCTTATAATATCATTAAACAAGTTGGTAACTATGCTGAGTCTTATGAAAGAAATGTAGGACCTAACACACCTCTTGCTATAGAAAGAGGATTAAACAATTTATGGAACAATGGCGGCATATTATATGTTCCACCATTTAGGTAAATAATAGTATGAAATACTTTAAAGAACTAGGATTGTTAATATTTTTACTGACATTTATCGGAAGTGTTTCAGTATACGCAGAAGAACCCGAAGTAGTTTTTGCTGTATGTGTATTTGCTGATGGAACATTGGTAGATCACAAAGGTGCTGATAACATGAGTGACTGTTTAAAAACTAAAAGATTAGTAGAAAAAGAATGGCGTAATAAACAAGCCAATACTGATACAATAGAAATAAACGGAATAACTTATAAAATAGAAGGCGAAAGCCTACAGTTTATGTGCGACCTAGTTGATGCTCGAGTACATCATTATAATGATGGTAGTTGGGAAATTATAGAAATACTAGGTAAACATAAAAGTGAATAACACCTCAATTTTAGCCCGGCCTCGAAAATAGCTCAGTAATAGTCTAGAGCATACATTTTCTTAATAATTAATAGTATAACAGTATAATTAAATTATCTACATGGATACTACAATATGGCCGCTATACTAACACTACTTGCTGGAACCTTCTACGGTTTAATAATAGGACTTATACCTAGTGCTGGAGCCACAACAGGCCTTGTAGCATTATTTGGGTTCATAAGTTTCTTTAGTTTCGACCCATATCTAGGTGTTATATTTTGTATGGCAGTTGTTGCCGCAAGTACAACAGGCGACACATATGCTGGAATACTATTGGGAATACCTGGGGCAAATTCAGCCGCGGCTACAATGGTAGATGGTTATCCTTTAGCAAAACAAGGCAGAGCCACAGAGGCACTAACAGCCGCAATCGTTACAAGCACAATCAACGGACTATTTTGGGGTACATTAACTTTTGCCCTATTGCCCCAGTATGTAAAACTTATCATGTATTTCGGTGTCCCTGAACTATGGGCATTTATAATGCTAAGTTTAGCGTGTGTAGGTTTTGTCAGTAATAGGTTTTGGTTTAGAAGTATAATAGCAATATGTTTAGGAATCTTTTTAGGCCTCATTGGATTAGACCCTCATACTGCCGCAGATAGATATACATTTGGCTGGGATTACCTAGCAGATAGCATTCAACTTATGCCCTTTGTTGCTGGCCTATTTGCCTTTCCAGAAATAATAGACGGATGGAAAAGAGGTAGATCAGTAGCAATGAAAGGTAAAGAAACTCATACTCATCAGACCTGGCTAGGTATTAAAGCAGTTTGGAAATATAGATGGGACGCCTTACGTGGCGGCGCCATTGGAGCATTTGTAGGATTTTTACCAGGCATCGGTGGTGCTATGGGAGATTGGATGAGTTACGGTGCCACAGTAGCAAGTCATCCCGAAGAAGAATTTGGCAATGGTAATATGAGAGGCGTTGTAGGACCAGAAGGTAGTAACAATGCTCAAAAGGCAACTAGTATGATTCCGACAGTATTGTTTGGCATACCGGGGGCAAGTTTTGCCGCGGTGTTATTAGCCTTGTTTATGTCTTTGGGTTTTGAATTAGGCACACCTGAACTAGCAAAAGACTTTAAGTTTTTTGATAGTCTAACATTTGGCTTTATGTGGGCTACAGTAATTGTAGGAATAATATGTGTAGTATTCAACCGTTATATTGCTCTCATAACCTATGTGCCATATAAATACTATTTCCCAATCCTACTAGCATTTATAGTATGGGCATGTGTACAATACACAGGTGGTTGGGAAGATTATGTTATACTAGGTCTTTGTACTTTGTTAGGTATAACAGCAAAGAAATACAAATTTAGCAGACCTGCTTTATTAATGGCATTTATACTTGCCGACAAAGTAGAAGCATTAACATTACAAATGATAACAATTTATTCGATAGATACACTAATAACAAGACCGTTGTTTTTAGTGTTAGTAGCCATAGTAATTATGCTGTTAGTATTTGGCATAGTTAAAAGAAGTAAATTAGAATACGCTTAAAATAGGAGTAGGCGATGGGGAAAAGATCAGTACCATACATAATAACAAAAAAAGGTGCACCTAAGGTTAAAAAGAATATGAGTCACAGTACACATACAGCAAAAAGACACCCAAACAGTAAGAGGGTTAAAAATGCTTAAACTATTATTTGGACAAAAATATACACAGAAGTTTTTAGATAGAATTGAATACAGACGTGAAGAATATTATGAGAAACGTAGAGTACAAACTATACGTGATAATGCTATGAAAATGGCACACAATTGGCACCATGAATACCCAACAGGAACACCATTAGAATATATTAGAGATGATATCATTGAGTGTTGGGAACGTACGGCACGTGTAGGTATCTATAAAAATTTAGATCAGAAACAAAATATCCCAGTTCCGGCGGATAACCTAAGGTCTGAAGAATCATCAGTACCGTATAAAATAGAAGGCGTACATGAACGCAGTTAGGATATAAAATGAAAAATGAAAAATGGGGCGAAAGCCGTTGGGATTTTACAAAAGAACAAAGTCAATGGCACTTTAACCCTACTACTCGAAGCGTAGATTACAAAGAAGTATGTACATTTGATGGTGAATGGCAAGATGCTGTTAACGAATGTTTAGGCAGAGTAGAAACAAGTACATGGGCATCAAGAAATAAGTTTGATGGTACTAACAGAATTTATAGTGCTGATCAAGAAGAATATGACTTAGAAAGAGCAGGAGCAAAACCTGACATGGAAATATTTAAAAGGGCCAAAGCACACGATATAGAAGTTTTTAAAAAAATTGCTGATTATTTTGGTATGGACGAAACAACAATTAAGTTCCATAACCAAACAACAGGACAAATGTTAAATTGGCACATAGATAATTTTGCGGGTCGTAAAGAACGTGGAAATAGTTTTGTCGAAATAGAAGCAGACAAAAACCCAGAGATGATGAGAAGGTTTATTATTATGTTAGATGATTGGAAACATGGACAAGTATTTCAATTAGGCAATAGTAACTTTCATCAATGGAGTAAAGGACAATGTATAACATGGGAGTGGCGAGATATACCACACGCTACTTGTAACATGGGTTGGGAAGACCGCCCATTGCTACAAATTACAGGACTTACAACAGAACTCACAAGAGATCTAGTACAGTTTGGTAGTTTTAATAATGTGGTAGACATAGGAGAAGTATAATGAGTATTTTTAAAGGATGGCCGTCATTAACTGAAATTTTCTTTGGAAAGAAGGAAACAAAAGTAATGTCTAAAAAGGCACCAACACTAACGGAAACGCCTAAACCAAAAGCAACTCCAAGGACAATGGCGGTACCAAAGCCTCGTGGCACTAACAAAGATTTAAACTTACAACAGTCTTTAAAGAAAGCACGAAACAAAGTGACTACAAAGGCAGAAAAAAAGCCTACTAAAAAAGAACTAGCTAAACTAACTAAAATACAGTTAGAAGAATTAGGAAGACAAAAAGGTATCGAACTTGACAGACGTTTATCTAAAGACAAGTTAGTTGCCCAAGTACACAAAAAACTATAAGGAAAAAATCAATGAAAAATATATTTTTAACTCTACTATTAACAGTAGGTATTACAACATCAGCATTTGCTGATTACATCTTTGTCGTTCCACAAAAACCTGGCGGCGGTACATCACAATGGACTGAAATTATTATAGCACAACTTGAACCTTTCTTAGGCGAAAAGATTACTATAGAATATCAGCCTGGAGCAAGGGATATACCAGGCTTTAACAAATGGCACAATGAATACAGAGACAATGATAAAATTGTAATGGTATCACATGGTGGTAATGGAGTTTCATTTTTACAAGAAAATGTAGATTACAATTACGGTGAATATACATCAATTGGATTGATGAATCTTAACATTATTGCTGGTAAGTTAAAAGGTGCTGACATGAGCAAGCCTATTTTCCCAGCAGGATCGGGAATGGTTCCAGAAGCATTTGCTATGACACTATTAATTTGTGGCCCTAACAAATCTATGGACGAGTATGTTGCTTGTTTTAAAGAAAACGTTACATGGGTACCTGGTATGGGTGGCGGTGACAGACGTTTAGCATTTAAACGAGGTGAACTAACTGGTTCTAGAGAAAACCCAGCATCATATAAGAAGCATATTGCTCCTAATGAAAATGCTGAAGTTTGGTTCCATCACGGAATCCTACAAGCAGACGGAACTCACATTGATGATGTTAACTATCCAGGATTTCAACTAGAAATTTTGTTTGAAGAAAAGTACGGGGTTGCTCCAAGTGGAGAATTTTATGATGCTTATAAACTTGTAAAATCTTTCCGTGACGGAATGCAAAAAGCACTATGGGTTAACAAAGGAAACCCAAATGCTAAGAAACTCCAAGAAGCGTTATTAGAAATGTCAAAAGATGAAGAAGCAATCAAGGCTATTCAAAAGAAAGTTGGTAATTATGAATGGAAAATTGGTGATGCCGGCGATAACCACAGAGATACACTAATGACATTTATTACAGAAAACGCTCTTAAGAATTTAGTTAAGTTTAATACAGAAGCATTAGGTTTAGCAAGTATAGATAAAACAAAGATTTTATTAGATATTGCTAATCCACCTGTAACTATTATTGTACCATCTGAAAAAGAAGAAGGTGTTGTTGGCTGGATCAAGTCCTTGTGGAACAGCATAACAAAATAAATGATTGAGTTAGCGATTGCTAACGCGATATATGTATTCTACAGACTAGCGGTTTC